GTTATCAAGTTGATGCTTTCGTTGACCAGCTGGACAGAGCAGGACAAGTAATTAAATCATATACCTTTAGAGGTTTATTTCCAGTAACAATAGGAAATATTGATTTAGCCTACGATTCTGATAATGCAGTTGAGGAATTTGAAGTAACATATCGTTATCAATTTTTTGAAACAAATACTACTACTTAACATTTCGTATAAATATTTACATTGATAAATTGAATACGGAGTGTTATGGCACAATTATTTGGGTTTCAAATTACTAGATCTTCTAAGGAGAAGGGAGAACAGCCAAGTTTTGTTCTCCCTGAACCTGAAGATGGAGCAACTACCTCTGCTGGTTTTTATAGTGAATTTTTAGATATAGAAGGTCAGACTAAAAATGAATCTGATCTTATTAGGCGATATAGATCTACTTCAGAACATCCAGAATGTGATCTCGCAATCGAAGATATTGTCAATGAATCGGTGAATACTGAAGAATTAAAAGCACCAGTATCACTTAATACTGACAATCTACCCTATTCATCAAAAATCAAACAGAGAGTTAGAGAAGAATTTGGACAAGTTTTAAACTTATTAGATTTTCATAATAAGGCACATGATCTTTTTAGAAGGTGGTATATTGATGGAAGAATTCATTTTCATAAAATTATAGATGAAAGTGATCCACAAAAAGGAATACAAGAATTAAGATTTATTGATTCTTTAAAAATAAAAAGAGTAAGGAAAGTACAAAAAGATATAACTAAAAAAGGTTCGCCTACATTAAACGTAATAGAAGATTATTATGTATACAATGAAAGTGGACTAGGTGGAAAAACTGGTGCATCATCTGCTGGTGGTACAATTAAAATTACTGCTGATGCTATTGCAAATTGTCCTTCTGGATTATTTGATCCATCTAAGAACATGGTTCTTTCTTATTTACATAAAGCAATCAAGCCTGTCAATCAGTTAAGAATGATTGAAGATGCGGTAGTAATCTATCGTATTGCAAGGGCACCAGAACGAAGGATTTTTTACATAGATGTTGGTAATCTACCTAAAGTAAAGGCAGAACAATATCTAAAAGATGTCATGAATCGTTACCGAAATAAGTTGGTGTACAATGCATCAACTGGTGAGATTCGAGATGACAGACAACAAATGAGTATGTTGGAAGATTTCTGGCTGCCTCGTAGAGAAGGTGGTAGAGGAACAGAAATTACTACATTGCCAGGAGGTTCAAATCTTGGTGAAATAGATGACATACTATATTTTCAAAAGAAATTATACAGATCCCTAAATATACCTATTAGCCGTTTAGAAACGGAAAGTGGGTTTAGTTTAGGTCGTGGTGCTGAGATAACAAGAGATGAAGTAAAATTCACTAAGTTTGTTCAGAAATTACGAAGAAAATTTAATGCACTTTTTAACAATATTCTTAAAACACAATTAATACTCAAGGGTGTTGTTTCTGAAGAAGATTGGTTAAGTATCAAGGATAATCTTTCATATCAATATATGAAGGATGGACATTATGCTGAAATGCGAGATATGGATTTATTGCGTGACCGCTTAGAAGTTTTAGGTACGATAGAACCATATATTGGAATGTATTTTTCTAAAAAGTATGTTCAAAAACAAGTATTTAGAATGTCAGATGATGAAATTGATTCTATGCAAAAAGAAATAGATGCAGAACCAGCTCCTGAAGGAGAAGAAGAATTTTAACAATTAAAGGATAATTCAATGAAAACTACACAAGATTTTTTAAAATCAGCACATGATGTTCTGAGTGGAAATGCTAAACCTTTTCATCAACAGGCACAAGAAGAATATATTGAAATGTGGTTGAATGATGATATTCATCTTGAAGATATAGATGAACAAAAACTTGTTGATTTATATACACAATTTGAAAATAATGAAATATCAGAACAACAATTTGATGAACTTATTGGAGGTCTGATTAAAAAGGGAATAAAGAAAGCAGGAAGTGCAGTAGCTTCAGGTGCAAAAAAGGTTGCAAAAAGATTATCCACACAAGGAAGAACTGATGCAGCTAAAAAGAAAATTAAAAAATTAAAAACAAAACACGATGCAAAGAAAAAGAAAGTAGCACAAAAGGCTGCATTAAAAAGAACTAAGTCTGCTTTAGCACAGGCAAAGAAAAAATATAAATAACAATAATATGGAGATAAACTATGAGTGAATTACCAGATATGATTTCAGCAGTAATTAGTGATGATAAAATCGAAGCAGAAACACAGTTTAAAAACACAATGGCACAAAAAATAGGAAGTGCATTAGATTTAAAAAGAGTAGAAGTAGCTAATTCTTTAATACAAAGACAACCTGAATCTGAACCAGTAGAAGATACTGCCGATGAAACAGTTTAAAGAATTTAATACATGGGTAGTAGAGAAGGATGAACATAAGAAATCATCCGCTTACAAGAAACTTACACCTAAAATGAAGAAGGCAGTCGATGATACCTTCGCATCATTGGAAAAGAAGCCAGGTGATTTTCTAGGCACATTTGATAAAAATGTGGAGAAAGTTGCAAAAAAACATGGTGTAAAAGTTAAAGACATTATGGATTATTTTGATAAAGAAATGCTTTCAATTTAGGATATAAACTATGGCAAATTCAATTAGAAATTCAAATCAGAGAAGTGTTCTTCACATAGACACTACTGATGGAGAAATAACATTAGCAGAACTTAAAGGTGCTAATGAAGCAACTCCCACTAAAGCACATATTGTCGATATTTTCTGGCAAACTGCAACTTCAATTACAATAGATAGGGGTGGTACTGCTGTTCATGCATTTACAGGAACAGGACATTGGAATTTAGGTGCAGCTGGTGCAGAATTGGGAGGATCACAAACAGCAGATATTGGTATTACAGTAGCTGGAGATTCTTATGCAGTTATTGTTGTGCATAAATCATACGAAAAACAATAAGAGGTACACATGAAATTAATCACAGAAATGTATGATGATTTTGAACTTCTTACTGAAGGTAAGGATGGGAAAGATCTAAAAATCAAAGGGGTTTTCATGCAGGCCGAGACTAAGAATAGGAATGGTCGAATGTACCCTCTTGATACTTTAATGAAAGAAGTTAAACGATATAATAAGGAACTTGTTCAACCAAAACGTGCTTTTGGAGAGTTAGGACATCCTGACGGCCCAACAGTTAATTTGGACAGGGTTTCTCATTTAATCGAAGAACTTTATCCCGAAGGTCATAATATCATTGGGAAAGCAAAGATTCTTGACACACCAAATGGTAAAATTGTCAAAGAATTGTTAAATGCAGGTGCTAAACTTGGAGTCTCTAGTAGAGGAATGGGAACACTTGAAAAGAAGGGTCAAACTAATATAGTTAAAGACGATTTTTATCTTGCAACAGCAGGAGACATCGTTGCTGATCCGTCTGCACCAGAAGCGTTTGTGGAAGGAATTATGGAAGGAAAAGAGTGGGTTTGGGATAATGGATTACTTAGGGAATCCGAAGTTGCCCGTATTCATAGAGTTGCTTCCGAAAATCGAAAGCTTGAAGCTTTTGAAATGTTTCTTTCAAAACTCTAATTTTATAAATATAATTAATCAAAACTTTACAAGGAGACTTAAAATGTCTGAAGAAACTAAAGAAATGGAAGAAGTGGAAGAAGTAGACGAAGCAACAGCTCCGAAAGCCTCAAACCCAAGTTCCGTTAAAGTAAAGCAGGAAAAAGAAGATATGCAAAAAGCAAAAACTCCTGCAACTGCAAAATCAGAATCTAAAAAAGTCAAAGAAGATGACGAAGAAGATCCTGAAGATCCTGAGTCTGATGAAGATGAAGGTGAGGAGGAAGAAGAACAGACTAAGAAAGAAGCTGTTGAAATTCCTAAATTAAAATCAGAAATTCTTGCTGGTCTAGTTGATCACCTAAAAGGTCTTAAAAAAGAAGATCTTTCTAAAATCTATGGTTCACAAGTCATAGGTGAAGAAGAAGGTGATGATGAAGAAGAAGAAGATGACGAGGAAGAAAAAGAAGAATCAAAGAAAGTTAAAGAATCCATCGATCAAAAAATTGATGAATTAGATGTTTCAGGAGATGTAGAAGCATTAGTTCAAGGAGAAGAACTTTCGGAAGAATTCAAGACAAAAGCTGCAACTATTTTTGAAACTGCAATTAAGTCAAAAGTTCGTTCTGAATTAGAAAAAATACAGGAGGAAAACGACAAGCAGATGGAAGAACTTGCAGAAACCTCAATGACTTCTATGGTTGAGAAAGTCGATGACTATCTTAACTATGTTGTTGAACAATGGATGTCTGAAAACGAACTTGCTATTGAGCGTGGACTCAAAGGTGAGATTGCAGAAGATTTCATAAGTGGTCTAAAAGGACTATTTGAAGATCAC